TTGCTTCCATTCTGTTTGATGTACTACAAAGCCCCCGTATTTTTTCTCTTGTTCAACTGAAGGATTGACTCCGTAAGTTTCGCACTCATTCCCTCTCTGATACACGTTGCATAACTTGTTAGGGCATTTATACGCTACCTTGACGCTTGTGTCGTGAGACGTATCAGCCCCGCAATTATGACATGTTTTGTTTAATATTTTAATCATGATATTTTCCTCCTTACCATGAATTTAATTTTTAGATAGTCAATTACTATCCTGATATAAGTCAAAGTTTTTACACTTAGCGGAGCATGTTCAAACATGCTCCGCTCTTATTTCGCTGTTCACAGCTCGTCAGTCAGGTTATCGGTATTGTAAGTTGGTTGATGATACTAGGTAAGCTTGAGTGATTATAGCTTTGTAATCTTCTTCGCTAATGTTTTGTTCTCTGTCGATTACTTTTGTTCCTTCACAGCTTGGGACATCACATTGTCCTAATCCGTTTGACCATTGCTTACGGGAAGCGTACCACTTGGAATCACAGCCCATAGTATCGCAAATTGCTCTAATCATTCTTGTTGATTGTTTCTTTCTTGCTCCTAAGTCGAATTTCTCATGAGGGAATTTGCCAATTTTTTTGATTGTTTCTTTCGCCCACTTTTTGAACTCTTCCCCCGCCGTTGTTGTGGTCATTCGTCCCGTAAGTCCAACAGAAGTTGCTATCTTCTTAAACTCTCTACCATGTCCAAACCCCGCCCCTAGATAAGCATGCACTAATTCATGAGTTAAAACCGCCAATACTTCTATGCTTTCATCAATGGTTTTTCCTCCTAGTACGGGACTAATCAAAATTTCTGTGTTGCTGTTGTATGCGTAACAGCATAGCCCTATAGGGGCACTTGCTGACTGTCCCCCACTTGTTGGAAATGAAGTGGTTACCTTGATTCCCTTCAGGTCTTTAGCCTTGAATGCGTAGCCCTTGGATTTAAAGAGTGTACTAATCTCAACTTTGGCTACCTCAAGATAGGTTTCTCTGTTTAATTTTTTCTTTCCCATGATTTTTTCCTCCTTCATGGAATTGAGTGAATAATTTTCTACTCTAAGACTCCCCGACAAGGTCGGGGGTTTCGCTCTTGTGAGCTCATCAGTTAGAGAATTTTACGGCTTGCCCAATAGCTTTTGCAAACTTCTTAGTTTGAGCGTTTAAAAGTTCAGCTTCTGTAATGTTGTATTCTTTCATTTTGTATTCTTTCACTTCTTGGAATGATTTTTCCATATTAGCTATTTTGTTAAGCAAATGAATATTATCTGTTATGATTCTCTCTATTGCTTCCGCTTTGTTTGCTTTTGTAATTTTATTTTTATCCATGATTTTTTCCTCCTATCATGTTGAGTAAATAAAAATTCTACTCTAAGACATTTTTCCTACTAAAGGGGCGGAATTGTCCGCCCCCAATGTTTCGTCCTTACGGACTCATCAGTTAGAGATTAATCGGCTCTTTTCGTGTTAGCTTGTTAATGAAAGACATTTCTTCCTCTGTGATGTGCTTTCCTTTGGCTAATACTCCCATTTGGATAAGATACCTTATGACATTGTCGTGAGTATGAAAAATCATATCCATACCAACCCCTGAAATTCTATATCCGTTTTTGTCTTCATTGTATTTGTACCCTAAGAACTCAAAAAGCCTCATAAAGTTTAATCTGAACCCGTAGGTTTCCCCGTTGGTTGCTTTTTCAGATTGTACAAATTCGCCAAAATCTATGACCCTACTCATTCCGCTTTTTGCTACACTTCTGACGATTGCAAATAATCGCCCTTCGTTAGTGGCTTCAATGTATCTCTTGGCGTCGCTGAGTATTTCCTCTTGTCCTGTTACCCATTCCCCCTTTTCATTTCTTCCGCTTCTCATTGGTAATTTGTTTAATTTGGTTAATATTGTGTTTTTCATGATTTCCTCCTCATGAAATTGAGTAAATAAAATTTCTACTCTAAGACATTTTGCCTACTAAGGGGGCGGAATTGTCCGCCCCCAATGTTTCGTTCTTACGAACTCGTCAGTTAGAGAATTAATACCCGTATTCTTCAGTTAGCTTGTTAAAGCATTCGTAACAATACGCCCCGCCGTCGCTGTCGTGAGCTCCCCAATAATTTGAAACATATTCCCCTTCGTTAAATTTAATATGATTGAAGAATAGTTCTTTATTGGTTTTTGTGTCGGCGTATCTTCTTGTTAGTAGGTCTTTAATGTGTTCTATGTCTTGCGGTGTGTGAGGTTTTGCCCATGTTACGTCGTCAGATTTGCAAGGAGTTTGGCAATTATATTTCTCTTTGCCGTCGCACTCTAGCACTTCAAAAAACTCTACTTCGTTTCTACTATTTAGTTGAAAATGCGTGTCTCTTTCGCTTATAAAATGAAAGTCGCTCACGTCGTTAAATTTGTTTAATAAATTCATGATTTTTTCCTCCTATCATGTTTATTGTTTGCTGTTTCGTCCTTTTGGACTCATCAGAATGACCAAATAGTCATTGACAGCGTTACGCCCTTTCAGGTCATAACTTCCACCTTATCAAAGAAAATTATATAATCCCGTTATATTTTAATTTAAAATCACTTAGGTGGTAGCCTGACATCTCTACAGCTCCCTGTTGCTAATTAGTGGGCGGTGTTCCACTTCATACAGCCATTGATAGTATTCTATCGTTTCGCCCCACTTGCTACTGTAGGGCTTGGCTATGTCCTCCTCTCAGGGAGGAGCTCTTGATATTTGGCTGTTGCTTTGTGTTTTCATTTTTTATATTTAAATTTGTAATGATTCCAATTTAAAGAAATAATTTCTACTTGTCAATACCTTTTGTAGCCTTTTTTTATCTTTTATTTCCTTTCCCTTCATAAAAATAATATTTAATCAGGGCGTATAAACAGGCTGTTCCCTTCAGTAGAGCCTTGTACATGTGTACGTATTAAGGTCGTCCTAGTGCGTCCATGTTGCAACCTGTTTGACAAGTTCAGGGGAAAACTTTGCGGTTTTTGCTTGCTTTTCTTGCTTGGTTTTGGAGCACGGAACATGCGGAAAAGTGGCTAATATTTATATATTTTCATGCCCATACTGTGCCCTAAAAAGCAAGCGTTAGCGGTTTGCATACCTGAGCATGCTAAGGCGTGCCCTGTGTGCCTTCCTGTAAGCGTGCAGGCATGCGGGGGAGCTAGCCCCGCAAGAAGCCCGCACCCCCTCGCCCACCAAGTCACGAGTTTACGAGTGGCTTGAACGGGGGGCTTGTTGGTATCATACGCATGCTCAAGGCTAATCTATCTACAACTTAAGGCATGTTAGCGAATGGGGAGCTAGTATCATATTAATCTAAGCACTTGAACGGGGGGCATGGGGGCATGTCTTAAGTAAATATACCAAATACAGCAGATACCCCTGACAGACTTTTTTTTATAAAAAGGGGTTAGGCTAGTGGTAGCTAGCTAGTATGCTAGTATAGCTAGGGGGTACTACTAGGCTAGCCGCTAGCTACTAGATATAGCAAGCTAGGTTTTGAGCTAGCTAGTGCTAGTTAACTAAGTTAACTAAGTTAGCTTGCTAGTTTAGCTAGCTAGCTAGCAAGTGTGCGTGCACGCGTGTGTACGCGTAAGGGACTTATAAAGGGGGGATTTAAATAGGGCAAGACCTTGCAACGGGCAGGTTAGCAAGGTCTCTTGTTATGAGAAGGGATATTGTAATTATTGTCTATTATTAGGAGGGTTTGTGCTCATAACGGGATTATTATACCATATAGGGTCAATTAAGGGTGTTATAAGACGTGTGCGTCCCCTTGACGGGGCTATGGAAGTAGTAATGACTAATCGTCTCTTTCTACCCAAGCCTTGAGTATTGCCTGATAGTTTTGTTTAAGCTTATTGCCGTACCAATTCTTATCAGTTTTATCTATCATTCCGTTCTTCATGATTACGTTGGTAGGGGTTATATCAATAGCCCTTAAAAACAGTTGTAATTCTTCGTATGTGTGTTCAGATATTTGATTATCAAACGGTATGTGTTGCGTTGGTTCTCCGCAGCTCATTCTTTCCCTTCCTTTTTTAATTGTTTATAAACATGTTTTACCCACTTTTGGGTACAGTATCTTAGCTGCCCTTTCAAAGTAGACCTGTATCCGTTATAAAAGTATGCAGGGTCAAGCTTCATTTCTTAATATTCATCATCATAATTTCATCTAACATATGCGATTGTTTGTGTTGTTGTTTTTCTAATATGTTCATTTTAATTATTTCCAAAGTAAACTTAAGAGACCCGCCATAGTCTTCAATCAACTTGTCGTATTCGTCGTCTGAAAGATGTGCATACAAACTTCGTATAGATTCATGATTTATTACTTCCCAATTTTTGCAAAAAGGGTGTTTGCAATGTTCTAATTCGTCAAATTCTTTTTGAGTTGACCATTCGTTACCATTTAAATATTTATGATTAATCATTTGCTTCCTCTCTTTTTATTTTATAATTTAATAATTCTTTAACAATTCTTTCTACAGGTATTGCATACCCGTCAGTTACTCCGCCCCTGTCCCCTACATTTTCTTTTAAACATGCTTTAACAAAGTTAGGTTTAGCTTCCCACTTGCTTAAGATATCTTTTAAAATAGGTGTTGGAACAAGCAAACTAAAAATGTGTTCCTTGGATTCGTTGTCTCTAAATGCCTGTAACCACCATTCAGACTCTGTTACTCTTATTCCTGTAGGTTTGTTTCTTGATTTGTCAAATATTTCAATAAATAAGTTTTTAGTTTTTTGCCATATAGTGTGTTCAGTTTTTACTTCAACTCTGTTTTTGTTGTCGTAAAATAAGTCTTTAAAATATTTTTCAGTCTCCTGCCCGAACTCTAAGTCAATATCAAATCTATTATCGTTATTTAAAGTCTGCATGTTTTGCTCCCATGTAAATTATATAAGCTACCCAAACGAGTATGCCTATCCAAAAAACTAGCCGAGGGAGAGAATTATTATTTTTTTTTCTTGGCTTTGCCCGTTTAAATTTTTTTTGTTTCATAATACCTTTATAAATTTGGGGCTGTTGAAAACTGCAACAGCCATGCTACAAAAACACAGCCCCAAATGATAGCTAACTAGCTAGGTGCTTTCTCAAGCAAGCGTGTTAAGCTAGGAATCATAACTAGTTAGCTAGTTATTTTCTTGTTTGCTATAAGCCCCCCTACCCCCCATGGAGTAAGTTGGCGTTTGCTATTGAGTATGCCCGCTCTTTGTTGGCTTGTTTAAAACAAAGATTAATAATTATTCTATAAGCTTGGGCTATTATTTTACAGATACTCTACCGTCCCTGCCCAATTTTTTAAAAGCTTATCGCAAAATAGTTGTACGACATAATCGCTATTGGTCGAAGTGTTGGTCTTGTCAAAGGAAGCTCAACACGATATATTAATACTAAACATATTTAATTTCTATGTCAAGCCAAAAAGAAAAGAAAACAACATTAGAGAGACAAAAAGAGTTCTTAAAAGCCTATGCAAAGAAAGGAACTATAAAGGGAGCATGCAGAGAAAGTGACATTCACAGGAATACAGTTAAGTATTGGCGTGATAACGACTTAGCTTTCAGAGAAGCCTTTGAAGAATCAAGGACTCGTTTTGTAGAACAATTAGAAGGTTATGCTCACGAACTAGTTGCAGAAATGGCTAAAAATAAAGATTACAAAGCTAACCCTACGTTACTTTTAGCATTACTTAACGCTAATGCCCCTAGTAAATACAGAAGATTTGATTCACAGGCAGGCGACCCTGCTAAAGAATTAATGCAAGAGTTTAGACAACAAGTTAAAAAAGCTAGTAAAGAAAAACAGGAAACTAAAAAAACCCAAACACTTGAAAGCGAAGTAGAAACATTGTTAAGGGACAAAGGAATTGTTACAGACACCGAGCAATAAGCTCACAAAAATAAAAGAATTTATTTGGAACAAAGTAGACTTTACGCCTACCGAGCTTCAAAAACCTATTTTATATTCTGATAAACGCTATATTTTAGTAGCAGGAGGGGAGCAGGCAGGTAAAAGCATGATTGCTTCTAAATATTTACTGTCAAGAGTATTTGAAACTGAAAAAGCAGGGCTATATTGGTTAGTCGCTGCTGATTACGAAAGAACAAGAGCTGAGTACGAATACTTGGTACAGGACTTTGCAACCCTTGGAGTTTTAAAGAAAGCTTCAAAAAGAGTAGACCCTGCAAGAATTGAACTTGCAGACGGTACTGTTATAGAAACCAAATCAGCTAAAGACCCTCGTACACTTGCTATGAAAGCACCTGACGGTATTATTGGCTGTGAGGCAAGTCAGTTAGACTTAGAAACATTTTTTAGACTTAGAGGTAGAACAGCTCCTAAAAGAGGGTGGTTATTTTTATCAGGAACTTTTGAAGGGTCACTAGGTTGGTATCCACAGACTTATCTTGCATGGCAACACGGGTCTAGTGACGAACAATCTTATTCCCTCCCTTCTTATTCTAACTCTCACTTGTACCCTGAAGGCAAAGACGACCCTGAAATATTAAAATTAAAAAACGCTTCTTCAGATGATTTTTACATGGAAAGAATCGAAGGCATACCTTCTCCTCCTATAGGACAGGTGTTCCCTGAGTTCAGAGCTGACATACATGTCAGAGAACTTGAATACACAGAAGACCACCCTGTTCATATATGGATTGACCATGGTTACGCTTCAGCTTATGCCTGTATGATAGTACAAATATTTGATGACCATGTTTATGTAATTGACGAAATATACGAACAACAACTTATCACAGAAGAAATAATTGAAATAGCAAAACACAGACCATGGTGGAAAGATGTTCAATACGGCGTAACAGACATTGCAGGATATCAACATCAGGCTATGCCTGCCGTAGCTGAAATGTGGTTAGACCAAGCAGGGCTTTACATGTCAGGAGAAAAAATTAAAATTAATGACGGTACTGAAAGATTAAAGTCTGCATTAAAAATAGACCCTGTTACTAAAGAGCCTAGGTTAGTTGTTGACCCTAGATGTAAAGGTTTATTATCAGAGTTTGGAGCTGCTCCCAATCCATTTGACGGACAGACTAAAGTTTACAAGTGGAAAACCGACAGGGACGGAAACATAGTTGGCAATCAACCCGAAGACAAGTATAATCATGGTGTTAAAGCGTTAATTTATGGCTTGATTAATCAATTTGGTTATGGTCATATTGAAAATAGAAATACTATTAGAGTTAAAAGGTGGTAACTAAATGGCTCGTAAAAAAAGACTTACGGCTAACAGAATAATAGACATGGTGGAATCGCACCACGAGTCAACAGAACCTTTAAGAAGGCGAATGGAAGAAGACTTCCAACTGTATACTCTTGACCCTTATGACGCAGGAGACGGATTTCAGTCTTATACTTCTAACGAACCAAGCACGTTTGCAGATAAAGTTGTAGATTATTTGGTGGGAAGTGAAATGGTAATTAGAGTTCCTAACACTTCTGCTGACCAACAACAACGTCAGGCAAATAACATGAAAGAAAAATTTATGATAGGTGTTATGAAATCTGCTGACGAAAGACAAAAAATGGCACTACGCCCTTCTATAAAAGACGTATTGTCTTGGCAAATATCACTACGAGGTTGGTTTGCAGGCAGAAGCCTGTTAACAAAAGATGTTAATGGAAAAACTATTGTAGACATTACTCCTTGGGACGCACTTCATACTTATTGGGGGACGTCAGACAACGGACTTGAATGGGCATGTTACAGGATTAGAAAGTCAAAAACAGATATAGAACAATCTTATAACGTCAGACTAGACGGAAGCATGCACCCTAGCGAAGATTATATTAACATTTATGATTATTACGACAGGGAAGTAAACATGGTTGTTCTTGAAAACGGAAGAGTAATTAAAAAAGCTACACCACACGGTTCTCCTAGAGTTCCTGTGTTTATAGCTCCTGTAGGTTCAACCCCTATGATACAGGCGTTAAACGAACAAGGCGTTACTATTACCGATACTATTGCAGATATGGGCGAAAGCGTGTTTAAACACAACCGTGAATCTTACGAGAAACATAACTTTATGATGAGTGTTATGTTAGAACTTACAGCCCGTGCTAGAAAACAAGGAATGAAAATTATATCAAGAGACGGTAGCAAGACTTTAGACGAAGACCCTTACAAAGAAGGTACAGAAATATCTTTAGCACAAGGCGAAGATGTACAACCTTTAGGAATGTTAGAATCTTCTAGGGAATCAGGAGCTTACATGGCGTTAGTTTCAGGAGAAATGCAAAGAGGAGGATTTCCTCACAGTATTTACGGAGACTTGCCATTTCAGTTATCAGGATTTGCAATTAACACATTAAGGCAGGGAATAACAGGAGTTATCCAACCTAGGCTTAGTGCGTTAGAGGAAGCGTTTAAACAAGCCCTTATGTTAGTGTGCGACCAATATGTTACAGGAGCGTTTGCCCCTATGGAACTTACAGGTCAGGACATGAACAGAGATTATTTTAAAGAAGAAATATCCCCTGAAATTGTAGAAATAGCAGGAGATATGGAGTTGAAATTTGTTGGTCAACTCCCACAAGACGATATGTCGAAGATGAGCATGGCTCAGATAGCAAGAGACGGTCAGACTCCGTTGTTGCCTGACATATATATCAGAGACAGAATCCTAGGATTACAAGATACTGATGAAATAGACGCTTCTATTAAAGAGCAACAAGGAGAAAGATTACTCCCTGAAGCAACTTTGCTTTCACAGGTGCAAGCCGCAGAAAGAAGAGGCAGAGATGATTTAGCACAAATATATATTGGAGAACTTGTGTTTTTATTACAACAAAAATTAATGCAGAGACAACAGGCAATGCAACCGCCTCAGCCTCAGCAACAAAACGGAGCTAGAGGTATAGACCCAAGGTCTTTACCTAACGCAATGACAGGTGCACCACCCCCAACACCCACACCTCCTCAGGGCATGGTAGCTCCAAACACACCAAGACCAAACGCTAGAAATAACAGATAAGGAGAATTATTATGGCAGACCAAATAAGAAGAGAATATTA